CCGATAGCGATAGCACTCTCGCAAGAGTTTACAGCTAAAGTCTTTAACGAGAGAGAGCAAGCTTTCGGTAATAGTATCGTCTTCGAGTCTGGGCGCTTACAGTTTACGAGCAATAAGACGAAAGTATCGCTCATAGCTCAATTAGCGCCGTACGGACTACTTACAATTAACCAAGCTCTCGAGATCCTTAATTTACCGAGCGTAGCAGACGGCGACAAACGTCTACAGGCTCTTAACATGATCGACCAGAGCGTAGCGACCGAGTACCAACTCGGGAAAAAGCCAGATAACAGGCTTAAAGAGGATAATAACGACAATGAGTAGGCCGAGAAGCGACTATAAAATATGCGAGTATTGCGGCGCCGCTATCGACGTAGGCGAGCGCTGTACGTGTAGAGACGAAGAGAAGCCAAAATACCGTAAAATCGAGGGCTGTACTTATACTTACGTCTACGGCTGTAAAGGCTGTAAGCATAATATAGTACCCGAGCTTCGAGACGGTGGCTGTAGGATCGCTTTAGGCATGAAAGAAGCAGAAGTAAAGGCTATATAGAGAGGTAATAAACCATGAAAGAAGTAAGAGTAACAGAAATACGAGCAAACAAGCCGACGGCAGACGGCGAAAAAGCTCTTATTTTGAGTGGGCGGCCGGTGGTATACGACACGCCGACTCGTATAAATGACATAGGCGGTAGCTATATCGAAATTATCGAACGTGGCGCACTTGATAACGCAGACTTACACGACGTACGGCTTTTAGTCGGGCATGATACGAGCAAGATACCGCTCGCACGTACGCCTAAGACTATGAAGCTCAGTATCGACGAAGACGGTCTTACGTTTGAAGCGACGCTACCTAATACCGAAGCCGGTAGAGAAGCTTACGAAGCCGTAGAGCGTGGCGACCTTAGAGGGCTTAGCTATGCTTTTACAGTACCAGAGGGCGGCGACACGTACGACGCTAAGACTAATACGAGGACTATAAAGCGTATAGCTAAAGTCTACGAGTGCTCTCTTACAGCTTTTCCGGCTTACGAGTCTACCTACGTCTCGGCAGAGAGTAGAGATAACAGGCGTCTTCTCTGTGGTTTCATGCAGAAGAAGAACGACGCCAAGATCCTTATTAACCAGATATTAAGCGAGAGGTTTTAACTATGAAAGACTACAGCTACTTAGAAAAGATATATAACTTCGCAGACGAAAACGGCTTTAAGTCGGTACACGTAACGACCACAGAGCGGCGTAATAAGCGAGGATATTACGACTTTGTAGAGATAACTCTCGTAGTACCTAAACCGTCTCAAAACAAACCAACAAGCGCAGACGAAGCGCAGAAAGAAGAGGTAACTAACAATGACATTTAACACAGTAGCAGAAGCTTTTAACTTCTACCGTACCCAGAGCGTCGAGGATCTTCAGAAGAGAGCGGCCGAAATCGCTAACGAGATCGACAACAACGCCGACGCTAATATCGACGCACTTAATACAGAGCTTAAGGGCATTAAAGAAGCCAGAGACAACGCAGAGACACGTAGCGAAGCTAAGAAGACTCTCTCACTTCTCGAGGGCTCAAACATGAAGCCACAGACCGGCTTAACGTCTGAGAACGTCTTCGAGAGCGAAGAGTACCGTAGCGCTTTCTTTAAGACAATGCTTAATAAGAAGCTCACAGACGCAGAAAAGAGAGCTTTCGATCTCGGCGTAGAAGTCTCAGAGAAGCGTAACGACGCTTACAATACTTCGAGCAATAGCGGCGCTGTACTTCCGACGCATACGCTTAACGAGGTTATTAAGAAAGCTCGTACTATGGGCGGTCTTTTGAGTGAGTGTAGAGCGTTTAATATGCCTACTAAAATCTCTATACCTATCGGTACGCCGAGCACTAAAGCGTCATGGCATACAGAAGCCGACCCTGTAGAGTCTGAAAACGTAACCGTAGCTTCGGTAGCTTTTGACGGCTACGAGATAATGAAAGTCTTCTCGATCTCTGAAAAGGTGCGTAAGATGAGCGTATCAGCTTTCGAGAGCTATCTTATCGACGAGCTTAAAGCTTGCGTACTTGAGACTATCGACTACGCCGTAGTAAACGGTACAGGCTCGGGACAGGGTACAGGGCTCGAGAGCGGTATCACATGGAAAAAGACCGGCACAGGTACGAACGAGATCGAAGTAGCGGCGGCTACAGATCTTACATATAACGATATTGTAGCTGTAGTAGCGCTTCTTCCGAGAGGATACTCACAGGGCGCAAAGTGGGCTATGAATAACGCTACACTTTACAACTACTTCTATACTCTGGTAGACAATACAGACCGGCCGATCTTTATAGCAGATCCTAAGAGCGAGTCTATCGGTAAGATACTCGGCTTCGATATTATCATCGACGACAATATCGCCGACGGTAAGGCTTATCTCGGTAACTTCTCTAAGTACTACGGCTACAATATGCCCGAGGGTATCGTAGTAGAGTCTTCGAGAGAGTCGAGCTTTAAGAAAGGCGTAATAGACTATAGAGCTATGGCTATCGCCGATTGTAAGCCGCTCGTTACAGAAGCTTTCGTAAGACTTCATAAGAAGCAGAGCTAAGAAAGCGAGGTAAGCTTATGACAATAGTAAACGCACTTAAGAAGCTCAGTAAGAAGCTTAATACCGGCGGTACAGAAGCAAGCGGTAAGACTATAAGCTCAGTACTCGAGAGTATCGAAGATAGCTTTAATATTAACGGTGAAAAAGGCGACGACGGCGCTTACGTTACAGCTATCGAGCTCGAGCTTACCGAGGGCGTCGTAAGTGGCGGTACGGCTACTTTAAGCGACGGTACAGACGTTACGATCACAGTAACGACAGCCGGCGACTAATTCAAACAACAAGAGAGGGCTCGAGACGCTTTTACGCTCTCGGGCTCTTTCACTAAGAGAGGTAAAAATATGACTTTAGCAGAAGCTTGTAACGTATTACACGTAGACGTAGGTAATAACGACGCACTTATAACGGCTCTTATAACGGCTCTACCCGATTATATTAGCGTATCGACCGGCTTACCGGCTAATAAGCAACACTTAGAGCCACTCGTAGAGGTAGTAAGCGGTCTTATACTTACTCAATGGTATTATGCAGATAAAGCAGACGACCAAAGCTTAACGAGGACTATAAGCTCACTCTTAAAAGCTATCACTATTAAGGCTCGAGACTATGCCGAGTAAGTACGGTATAGACAGCTTCTACCACTCTAAAGCGTGGCGTAGCGTCTCGGCGGCCTATATGAGCTCTAAACATTATCTCTGTGAGAGGTGCGGTAAACCGGCTACAATATGCCACCATAAGAAGTGGCTTAACGCTCATAACGTAACCGATCCGACCGTATCACTTAACCCAGATAACTTAGAAGCCGTCTGTATAGAGTGCCACAACGCTATACATACAGGATCTCACGCTACTACTATTTTCGATAATGCCGGTAGCGTAATAGCTGTAAAAGAGAGCCAAGAGATACGACTATTTAAGAGCCAGAGCGAGAAGATAGACGACGTAGTAGAGAGAGCTCGGTCTCTTCTCTGTGGTTTCAAGTAAGAGAGGTAATAACATGAAAAAGAAGACTTCTTACGACGAGATACTTAACAAAATACCAGAAGATAAGCGTTATATAGGCGAGAAGCTCATAGCAGAGCTAACCTTTATAGAAAAGACGCTCGAGAGACTTAAGAAGCAGATAGCCGAGACCGGCGAGGTAGAGCACTTTAAGCAAGGCTCGCAAGACTTCTTACGAGAGTCGCCGGCGCTCAAAGCCTATAATACGACGGTACAGAGATATAGTGTTATGTATCGACAGCTTACCGATCTTATGAGCAAGAGTACAGAAGCCGAGAAGAGTAACGCCGTCTACGACTTCTTAAAAGAGGGCATAGCGTGAACTATATCGACGAGTACTTAGAAGCTATAAAGTCTGGTAAGTGTATCGTAGGTAAGCGTATAAGAAAGCAATACGAGAAGCTCAGCCGAGACATACATAAGCCTACAGGCGGCTATATTTTCGACGAGAAGCGAGCCGAGCGGCCTATACAGTTTATAGAGCGCTTCTGTAGACATAGTAAAGGCGAGTGGGCGGCTCAGCCGGTAAAGCTTGAACTTTTCCAGAAAGCTTTTATCTCGGCGCTCTTCGGTTTTATACATGAGACCACAGAAGAGAGAAAGTATAACGAGACTATGCTCTACGTAGCCAGAAAAAACGGTAAGAGTACGCTACTCTCTGGGATCGCTCTATATTGCTTAATAGCAGATAACGAAGCCGGCGCCGAAGTATATAGCGTAGCTTCTAAGAAAGACCAAGCTCGCATAATCTACGAAGAAGTCTGTAATATGGTACGCCAGAGCTCAGAGCTTTTAGAGATAACAAAGAAGCGTAAGAGTGACTTATACTTCCCTTTGACATTTTCTAAAATGCAACCGCTCGGCCGTAATAGCGACACTCTCGACGGTCTTAATAGCTCTCTCGTAATAATCGACGAGCTACACTGTATAAAGGATCGCCAGACTTACGAGGTAATGAAGCAGAGCCAGAGCGCACGAAGACAGCCGCTTTTAGTGATGATAACGACGGCCGGTACTGTGAGAGAGTGTATTTTCGACGATATGTATAAGTACGCTTGCGGCGTCTGTGACGGTACGATAAAAGACGATCACTT